CCCTTGACGAACGGAACACTCACACGAATGACACCTTCCGCATTGCTACGAGACTCGTGTAAACGATAAATGCCAACACGACGCGTCTGCTTCGTCACCGGATGTTGGCAAATAACCGAGGCATACGTCGCAATCTTATCATCTGTAGGAGGCTTCACCGCAACATAAATAGAATTAAACGCCTGCTCTTGGCGTGTAATCAATACACGCTCAGCACCGTCCACCACAAAATAGCCACCCGCATCGTTACGGCATTCGCCCATCTCCATCAGCAGCGACTTTGGCGCATTATACGTCGCACAAAGTTTGGAACGCAGCAGAATTGGAATACGGAAGAGATTGAACTTCTCAAACTTCAACTCCCGCAACTGTTTTGTATAGACAACGCCGCCCTCACCCACCGCGGGAACCGTAAATGTTAGCCGAATAAGGATATCAGCACGGAAGGTGGATGCATATGTAAGAGACCGAATACGTGCTTCATTCGGAAACATACGACGTACAGTTGTACCGGAATCCAATGAAATAACCGGTGCACCGACATCTAATGCTAAATTTTCTGGAACATCGGCTGTACCACCGATAAAAATCTCCGTCTTATACTTATATATGCCCTTCTCAGCGTCTAACGGTTCTTTTAGTATCGTAATCGGATTCTCGGCAAGAATTAATTCGGGAAGTTCACGGAAAACAAATGCCTCGTACGATTCTATATGATGCGTTGTAAGGAATGTATTCGGATTTGCATCAAAATATCGTTGAAAAAGTTCCGGGGCAATATCAGCGATTGAGGCAGATACACCAGATCCTGGTGGTTGACAGATACCGGCATCTGATTGCTGGCTCATATCTCTCTCTGTTTGTGTATAGACCTTTCCTTAGCCCGCGCTCCGTATTGTAATCCCTGCCGAGCAAGGAAAACAAAACGCATATATTTAAAACGACTGGGACGCCTCGCTTCCAATCTGCATCTGCGTAGTAATAGACGTCTGCGGTACACCTGCGAGTGCAGGATTGCCGGTAGGCGCACCAGCCACCGTAGCAGTACCCGATGAAACACCGGTTCCGTCCGCAGTAAGAGGAGTATTAGAATAAGCTCCAGGCTGGGCAATCATCGTAAAACCCGAATTAATCTTAGTTATAACATCGGGGCTTATAGGTGTGCCCTGGTTAATATACTTCCAAGAGTGCTCTGCTAACTTGCTATCCTCTGGCGCGGGCGGGGCGGGGTAATTGTTCGGCTGCGCTCCCGTCCACGAGGCATACGTATCCTGTAGCACTGTAGGATAGACGCTCGCAAAGAACGGACGACCGATAGATTCCAAATAGTCACCGCCACGCTGTCTACGCGTCATCTTCGCCTGGCGGCGCGTACGCCGAGTCCGCCGCGATTTACGGCTAGCAAACGCGAGTCCTCTACGATTCGCCTTGCTGTTCTTCTTACGATAAGTAGACCGGCGAGTCTTACGGCTTACTGAACGTTTCACCTTTCTGTTCACCATTCTACTTTATCACCGGAAGTTAATTCTTTGTAATTCCTATTTTCATAGGAAAAGCGAAGAGATAGTTTATGATCTAGTAGGCAGTGCACCCTGCTACACACTGGAAATCTGCGATGCTAGGCTTCCTGACCCAATTCCGCCGGCTCCAGCAGACGATAGCGTTCCACCAGGTCCAACCGGACCACCACCAGGTCCACCATACGAACGTACAGAGCCTGTAGGATTCGGATTAGACGCAGAATAGAGCGCCGGAGATGTTGCCTTATTGAAATCTGACGTAATGCTTGTAATGACATTCTGCGGGGGGATCGCCATTGAGATACCCTTGCTGCTAAAATCCCACGCGCGCTTCTCGGGCTCTGGGGGCTGAGGGTAATTATCAGGTACCATACCGGTCGCCGTACTATACGATTGCTGGAACGTATTCGGGAATACTGTGGCAAACATAGGGCGGCTAATAGGATCCAGTGTAGGAACTGGCTGGTTTGTAATACCTGTATAGCTACGGCTCACCCAGTTACCAAAGTCATCAAAAATATCACCTCCACGCTGACGACGGTGTCTCATCGTATTACGACCCTTACGACCGTTACGCCCCTTACGTCCCTTACGATTACGGTTGGTACGACGGGCACCGCCGACCTGGTTTGAACCCATATTCGCCGGTACAGTCGGCCAAAACTCCGTCTTATTACCGCAGCCCAGTGTCAACGCATTCTGAAAATATACGTCCAAGTCCTTAATTGAACCGGGATCCGTATCAACTTCTACTGGAAAACGACCATAAACGCTGACATCGGCACCGGGGGTCATTACGTAATTCAGAGGCGCCGAGCCACCGCGCTGGGCTTTGCGACCTCTGCGAGTCTTCTTATTTATCTTGCGACCACGCGTAGATTTAGAACGCATTTCCCTATAATGTGCCACGAAACTCTTTGCGGAGACTTCTGTCAGGTCCGTATCAAAAAGCCCCCTCCACTTTTTACGTAGTGACTTTGTATCGTCCTTATTGCGCGCAAAATGGTCAAACTCCTTTAATTTACGCTGTACCTCCGCAATAGATCGCATGGTAAATCAACGATTCCTTGATTTACTATGATATTATTAACTTATCCCAATATTTACATATCAATGGCGCCAGTACGCATCACTTCCTTAATCCGGGAAACAGCGTTCTTCGCTACACTTGTCAGTCCACCGCCAATCTTAGGAAGGGCAATCGGAGACGGGGAAGGACCCGCAAACGAGCTATTGTGCTGGCTGAAGTACCAGAAACCAACAATGCCGGCGATAGCAATCAGAATAGTGATGCCTGAGGCGGCGCTACGGAGCTTATAATATAAGCCATTCGTGTTGTACTCCTCCGCGGCAAACTCGGAGCGGTGAATCCACATCGCAATCACGAGCATAGTGATAGCCGCGGCTAAAAATGTAGGCGGCGCAAGGCTTGGTACTACAACAGTAGTAACGACGACGGCAATAAGACAAAGGATAACTCCGCCCGCTTGTAGAGTACGTAGGGTAATCGGTGTCATTCTGTTATTCCATTAGATTTTCTCAATGAGATCAACGTGTGTTAGAAGAGTCTTCTTACAGCAATACCGAGTCAACTGAAGCTCATCAAAGACCACCGATTCAGGGGTCTTCGGGATTTTCTTTCCATCAAAACACGTCGGCTCCGCATATCCAGGACCCTTCATTTCACGCAGACGCTTCTGATAATGATTCCATTTATCCGCAAGCAGCTTACCACAGTTCATACAACGCACTGGAATTAGCATAATTGACAAGACCTCTGATTATCCCGGGTATATTACGGACGACCTATCAAATTTTACAAGTCTATGCGTTTAAATCGTGATAACCTAATCGTTCCACAAAACATAAAGAGTAATGTCCTCAGTTATTAACCAGCGCGGACTCAACTACAGCATCGGCAACGGTGTACGCGCCGAGTTCGGACGCGTCACTGCCCAGCTAGCTCTCCTGGAGGAGCGCCTCAAGATTCTAGAGACGAAGACGGCACAACAGGGACCTCCTGGACCGCCTGGTCCTCAGGGACCGCAGGGACCCGCCGGACCTCAGGGTCCTAAGGGCGACCAGGGCGCTCCTGGTGCATCCGCTAGCTCGTAATCCGTGTTATCAACTTGATGCCCTCCGATGTATTCTTCCATCCCTGTATTTCTAACAATCCGGAGTGGTGCTTCTGATGACAGCCTTCGCATAATACCACTAAGTTTGACTTAGTATTCTTATGTTGTCCTGGGGCGATATAACCCTCGGTATCGGCAGCGGCTTGTGGTACGATATGATGAACCTCTAGGTTACTATCGGCTGTGCCACATACTGTACATCGGCTGACGACTACCAACGAATTATACCGACTCGCGTGGGCTTTGCCGTCCGCCGTAAACATCCGCTTACGCAGCGCAGTCGCAAGGGCGAGGAACTCGGCATCCATATCCAGACCACGACAGACTTCCAGACCGTACATTGGCGAGCCACATCCTGGGCGTAAGGCTCGGTCATACACAAGTGCACCGGTCGTTAGGTCGGGAAATACCGACAAGTGATAAGGACGGACCTTTGGATCGTTGGCGATTTCTGGGATTTCTGACAATTCGTGGAGATGAGTGGCGAAGAGAAAGTGGGCGCCTCGGCGAACGAGGGTCTGAATGCCCGCCGCTACAATCGCCGTTGCGCTCGCCGTCTCCGTACCGGCGCATAACTCGTCGCCGATGACTAACATTCGGGTAGCGGCGGATCGCAAGATACTCCGAAACTCCGTCATTTCCACGACGAACGACGACATTCCTGCCCAGAGATTATCGTTGCCGAGAATACGTGTATAGAGACCCGTGTAGGGTATCAGAGTCATTGCGGTGGCGGGAACGGGGCAACCGATTTGCGCCATTAGGATGGCGAGACCGACCGCCTTGCCCAGCGAGGACTTGCCGGCAGCGTTCACACCGTAAAGAAGGAGTCCGTTAGGCGCAGTAGCAGCGCTGTCGGCGGTGCTGGCAAAATCGCCAAATGCTAGCGAGTGCGGAACATACGGAGTGGCGGTTCTAACTCGTTCAATAATTGGATGACGGAGGGCGGTGACCGTAAACCCCGCAGCCGTTTCCGTTTGCGGTTCAACATACTCAGGACGTACATAGCCGTACTCATCCGCAATAATAGCAAAGGCGCACTCGCAATCAAATTGGCTTACCCATCTCACCAGACATTCAAGGATCCCCGCGGATTGGTTTACCTGGGTCCAGGTCTGCCAATGCGTGCGCCATTTTTCGGTAGCCACCGCCGTCCACTCCGCCCGCAGCGCAATTGCCGCCGTATTCAATTCACTCAAGCGCGTATTTTGTACAATGACCGCCGTCGTACTTGTTGCACGCTTTATAATCTCAAATCCGCACGTTTTCTTCGTACCTTTAAAATAGCCCTGTAGTGACGTCGCGCGCCGCTGCGTCGTCGTAAACGTAAATGGTGCCTCATCCTTAATTGTCCAATTAATGACCTCCTCCTCCTTCAAATGTTTCTCCCAACCTTGTTTGATTACCAGAGCTTCCGTTTCCAACGCGGTCCATCGGTCCTCAAGGGCGTCAAGGGCGGGTTGTTGTCCGCGGAACCAAGGATGGGATGAGCCAATTACCGGCGGAGCGCTGGTCGCCTCCACCTGCCCACAACTCTTACGAATTCGCTCAGGGCTCCAAGTAGTTAGGAGTTCATTTATATGTTCTAGAATCGGCGCGTGTTTCTCTAACTCCAAACCGCACGGAGTCGCCGTAGTAGCAACAAGTAAATCACGGCAACGCTCGTACGTTGTTAGAAGGCACAGGAGATCCTGACAGCCGGCTTTGCCCAACGCAAATCGGCGATAGAGCCGCGGCAAATCGTACATTCCCCTAAGATGACCGAGGTATGCAGATTTATCCTTGATCGCTCTCAGGACTTCAATACGCTCTTGACGATCGTTGAGCTCCTCCGTATCTGCAATCGGTGTGAGACAACGCTCCCGCAGAAAACGCCGACCCATCGCCGTAGTCGCTTTTTGGAGCCAGTGAAGGAGGGACTCGTGGGCTCTGGACGAATTTGGCGAAATCATGGCAAGTTGCTCCAGCGCGGCATTTCCTAAAATGAGATAATCTGCCGACTCCCAAATTGTATGAGTGCTCAGCCGT